AGAACTAAAGCAAAAACCGATTTCGATGATTCAGCATGGAAGATTCAAAAGACTGTTTTATTGCCGGATATTCATTATCCGCATTATGAAGAAAGAACCATAGAATCTGTAAACGAGTTTATATTTGATTATGATCCAGATGAAATAGTTTATATGGGCGATCAAATGTCGTTAGATTCTATTTCTTTTTGGCATAGGAATAAACCTTTATTAAATGAAGGAAAAAGATTATTGAAAGAATATGATGGTTTTAATAAAGAGATTTTAACAATTCATGAGAATCTAACTAGAAAAGATATCCGACGAACTTTTATGATTGGAAACCATGAGAATAGAGCTACTATGTATTGTGAAAATCATCCTGAGCTTGTTGATTTTATAGATGTTGTTCGACATTTAAAATTACATGAAAGAGGGTATAAAATTATTCCTTTTAATGGGATACATAAGGTCGGTAAATTAAATATAATACATGGTTACTATTGGAATATGTATCATGCTAAAAAGACGCTTGAAGCATTTGAAGGTAATGTGGTATATGCACATGTTCACAATCCACAAATGTACGCAAAAGTTTCTCCTATAGATAGAAAAGGCTATCATACTGCAACCTCTCTTGGTTGTCTTTGTAATATTAAACCAGAATATAAAAAGAATGTGCCTAATTTTTGGATCAATCAATTTGGTATTGTTGAGCATTTGCCCGCCACCGGCTTTTTTAATTTAACTCCAATTACAATCATCGAAGGATCTTTTATGTATGGTGGTAATTATTACGGTAAGCAACTTTAAAAAATTGTGTGATTACAGAAAATCAGAAATATAAATACAGGTAAGAAACTTTCTCAAAAAACTAAAGAAAAAATTGTCAAAAAAATAGAGTGGGGATAACCTTAGGGATCGAGAATACCCATCTCGAAATCCCCCACTCTGAAATCTTGTTATGCGGTATATCTTTCTTTCCATTTGCTTAAATCATTACCGCATAAATTACAATGATACCCCATTGTTGGTATTTTACTTTTTAGACATGTCCGTGAATCTATATCGCTCCCACAAGACCAACAGATATTTTCATATACAAATTCCATTTCTTCTTGCGGAAGATCACAGAAAATACATGCCCAACAAGTTTCGTCAATCTGAATGAGTTCACTCCCACAGTCACATATTGGTTTCATAATCCTCCTTATGCAGTTTGTTGTTTAAGAATATTTATCATATTCTTTTCAGCTTGAATTTTAACCTTTGTTTTTTTCATCATTGGTTTCAGATAAAAACTAACACTGTTTCCGTAAGCTTCGCTAAGATTTTGAGCAATTCCTCGAATGTTTCTGATTTTTTTAATAGTCATTTGTATCTCCTTAGATTATATATATCTTAGGTTTTAATAAGGTAATAGTTTTGTCTCATTTATTAATATATATAGTTTCAGTCTTCTTATTAATTTAATCAGAACAAACAAATATATGCGTAGTTTATATGATAAAATCTAACAGACTTTAAGCAAATTTGAGGGTTCAGTCTGTACCCTGTAAAGGAGAAATATCATGACTTATAAAGATCAATTCGTAGTTGAAGTAAAAGCAGATGGACAAATTCTGCGTGTTAGAGACGGTGCTGTCTACCTACCTTTCGGATGTGAATATTCCATCCTTCTAAAAAATCTAAACTCCAGAAAAGCATCAGTTAAAGTATTAATTGATAGTGAGGATGTTTTAGATGGCAATTGCTTAATTCTCAATCCGTTAGTAACCCATGAATTAAAAGGCTTCTTTCGAGGTACTGCTGTAAAGAATCGCTTTCGTTTTATTCAAAAAACAAAAGAAATTCAAGAGCATCGTGGTGACAAAGTAGGAGATGGAATGGTGAGAGTTGAGTTTGCATTTGAGAAACCAAAACCTCAAACTATTGTTAAGAAAATTATAAAAGAGGTTGAAGAACATCACCATCATCACCATCATAGTTATCCATATACTTGGTATGGTGGGAGTGGTTGGGAATATGCATCTAATGATACTGTAAGATATGGTTCATCTGGAGATCCTATTCCTTTAGCTGGAAGCGCTTATAATGTAAGTAATAGTGGTGAAGAGTGTATGAGAGGTATTAAAGAAAGCAATGTTACAATGGACTCTCTTGGTGTTCAAGCATCATTTACTCCTAATGTAGACGAAGGAATTACTGTAAAAGGTAATGAAGTTCATGAACAATATAATTATGGAATGATTGGTGCTCTTGAAGAATCAACAGTTATAGTTATTTTATTAAAAGGCGTCCAACAAGGTCCTGGTGTTGTCGTTCAAGATCCTATTACTGTAAAGACTAAATTAGTTTGTTCTTCATGTGGTAAAAGTTCTAAATCTTCATTTAAATTTTGTCCTAATTGTGGAACTTTCTTAGAATAATTTTAGAACAAAAAAATGTAAAGGCGCCTTATTAATCATTGACCACGGTTCAGGAATAGACCCAAATGAATAGCTCTATCCCTGCCGTGGTTATTTTTTCTCTGTTTTTAATCTAAAACATCATCAGTATAGGAAAATACTTCTATTGCTTGTTTGACCCTTGCTTTGGAACTAAGTGAATCACACCCAGAATATATTAATTCCAAAGTTCTACATATATCTTCTTGGTGAAAGTAAATAGTTTTTCCGAGTCTTACCATTCTAATAACTTCTTCGTGGATTTCTTTTTGACTCATTATAACCTCCTTTCTTATTATTTAATAAGTAAATAGATGTTCTATTTATTAATATATATAGCAGCTTTAACCATACCAACACAGTCAAATTTTAAGAACAAATTATAAATATAGACTACCTGATATTATAGAGGAAAAATAGAATGGATAAAAAAGAAATTAAAACCATAGAAATAGTGGCAAAAGATTTTTATGGAGAGAATTGTCTTGTGGATTCTGCGTTAACAAGACAAAGTCAAAAAAGGAAACCAGAAGGGTTAGTCGAAATATATGATATTAAAGATGACGGAAGTAAAAAATTAATTAGAAAAAACAATTTAGTTGTTTATCAAGGAAGAGAAACTCTTGCACAGATGTTAGTTAGAACAAATACAGTTGACGAAGATGGAATAGGAGTATCAACTGCAGGAAATAAAGACATGTGGTTAAATTGGTTTGGTCTTGGACAAGGTGCAGCAGACACAGAATGTTCTCCAGGAAGCGGTGATGTATTTACTCCAGAATCCCCATCGAATGAAGATACAGAATTAAAGTGTCCAGTTATGATAAATGTTGCAGATAGTTCATCAGCTGATTATCACATTCAAGGAGATGCTGGTTATCCTGGCGGAGATTGTAAAGGAACCGGGGGGCTTTATCCAGCTACAGGAAATTATAAACATCCTCTTAATGACATTTCTTTTGAAAAAGATAATTTAAATGATAACAAGTGGATGATTATAAAAATAAGTATAACTATTGGTGTGTCTGATGCAAACGGAAGTGCGTCTGGTGGGCAGGCATTAAATGAGGCTGGATTATATACTTCAGAATCTAATGCTGGGGGATATTCCGGGGATTTTGCATTGTTTGCTAGAGTAACTTTTCCAACACTATTAAAAGATAGTACAAGAAGATTACAGTTTGTTTGGTATTTATTTGTATAAAGGGATTTTGATGTATTGTGAAATATGCAGCAGAAAGTTTGAAACTATAAAATCATTGCAAACTCATATATCACATGGTCATAAGATAAACAGTAAAATTTATTATGATCAGTATTTAAAAAAAGATAATGAAGAAGAAATTTGATTTATTTATGTATTGGTTGACATTCAACAACAAATGCCAATCAACAATTTTGGAAATCGTATCTAAGAAAAATAAATAGAGAAATTATTAGAATGAAAAAGTTACCAAGGAGATCTTTATTGCTTATAGAGAGAACGTTAAAATTAAATTATAGAGAAAAACTTATAAGTAGGAGGATACGATAATGGCTAACGTTTCGCCAGGAGTTTTTACAAAAATAATAGACCTTTCAGCATTCGTACAAGCTGTCCCGTCTACAATAGGATTTCTATGCGGATATACAAAAAAAGGTCGTGATAATGAATTAATTTTTGTTGGTTCACGTTCTGAATATATTTCTGAATTTGGTGAACCTAATATTACAGACTTTGGAAAAAATTACGGGCAAGGTCCATATATTGGATACAACTATTTAGGAGAGTCTGGTTCTTTGTTTTGGATCAGATGTTTACCAGATGATGCTGCCTATTCACATTTGAGAATTGATTCTAAAATGCTTGCAGGTGATGCTTCAGCAAGCATATTCTTATCATATGATGATTCTCCAATTGAAGACAAAGATGAATTAAGAGCGAGTTTGTTGGCTTCTGCTGGAGTAGAACCAGTTGGTATTCTTTATCCAATAGGCAGAGGATCATTTTATAATCAAATAGGAGTTAGATTAACTGTACATTCAAATCCAACTCTAAGTGGCATTTACGTTCTTGACATTTATGAAAAACAATCAGATGGAGAGGATGTAATTGTAGAATCATTTGAAATTTCGTTTGACCCGAATGCTAGAGATAATGCAGGGGATTCAGTTTGGATTACAGATGTTCTTGCAACATACTCAGCATTCTTAAGATTTGAGATGGTTCAAAAAGTGGTTTCCGGAGAAGAAATATATTCAGATGGTTATGATTTAGTTGTAAGGACTTATGACAAAGATTTAGGAACTGTAACTGTTGAATTGGCAGGTGGTTCTGCTACTATCTCTGATGTTAAACAAGATTTTGTTGATTGGGAAACTGATCCTGAAACCGGAAATGCAGAATATGTTGTGGTTGCTAAAGATGCAAAAGGCAATGAAATTTACGGATGGTTAGGAGCTTCTAATGGAGTTGATGGGGAGATTATTAATGTATTCCCAGAAAGAAATCTAACTGGTGCAACACAAGGATGGAGTGGAACAGGACTTACATCATTTGAAGTTGATTCAGTTATTTCATATGAGATTAAAAAATCTTATGCAAGTCTATCGGAGCCATTTGAATCAACATCTGAACCTATGCCTTTGAGAAAAGGTTCTGATGGATCTCTATTTGACGCTGCTGGCGATCTTGATACTTCAGTTGCTGAAACTCTATTAGAGCAAGCATATTCAGGATTACTATCAAGCCCAGATTATGGTGGTGGGTATGTTGATGAAATTCTTGATACAGAAGCAATTTATTTTAGTTTGGTTTATGATGCAGGATATCCAACTGATGTTAAAACTGCAATATTAACTTTATGTCAAACACGTAGAGATTGTGTATGTATTTTAGACAATGGTGATAATGTTTCTGTCGAAGCATCTATTGACACTAGAAATAACAATCATCTATATAACAGTTACTTTGGCGCGTTGTATGAATCATATAGTAAAGTGTCAGATCCGTTTACTGGAGCTGATGTTTGGTTTAGTCCTATTTATCATATGTCATATATCATTCCAAGAAACGATAATGTTGCTGAGCTTTGGTTTGCTCCTGCCGGTTTCAATAGAGCGGCAATTAACAATATCAAAGAGTTACGATTCAATCCAAGATTGGGTCAAAGGGATCAAATGTACTTGAAACAACTGAACCCAATTGTAAGATTTGCTCAAGGATATACAGTTTGGGGGCAATTAACAACTCAAGCTAAAGCAAGCGCATTACAGGATCTTAATATTGTGAGACTTGTTCTGTACTGCAAAAGAGCAATTGAACAATTCTGTCGCTTCTTTATCTTTGAACAAAACGATCCAATTACATGGGGTCAAGTTGGTGGTGCCATTACTCCATTCCTTGAGGTCATTAAAGCTAAACGTGGCTTGACTGACTATCAAGTTGAAGTTGGTGCTACAGCATACGAACAAAAGACAAAGAAATTCCATGTTAACATTACTCTAACTCCAACCAGAACGGTTGAACAAATTGAGTTGAATTTCTTTATCCAATAAGAAGTAAAAAAATGAGCTGCTTAGGGGTTACCTTGAGCAGCTCATTTTCCGTCATTTAGAACTATATAGCTGTAAGGTAGTTTCTAATTCCACAGCATAATCTTCTGCCTTTGTAAGAGCTTCGATTATCGGAGCCAAAATACCTTCTTCTACCAGTTTATATAAATTAATAAATATAACAGTCATGTCTATAGTAGGTTTTCCATCCTCATTTTTAAAAGTTGTATTCTTTAAAATAGATTCGTATGACTTTACTTCAATTGGTAGGAAATTAGAAAATGCTTTCACAGTTAATCCAACTTCTTTAAATATTTGAATTACAAATAGAGCAGATGCACAATATGTAGCAGTTGGTGATGAAAGACTAAACACTGCTCCTTCTTTAACTGCTTCGGCAATAAGAGTAACGCTTTTAAGAGTAATATCATGACTCATAAATATTCCTGTAACTTCCCTCATAGATAAATAAGATTTTATATCAAAATAATTCGGAATAGCCACAAATTCAATATGAACTGGATGATTATTATGACCTCTCCTTCTTTCGTCTCCGTAGTATTTGTATCGTCTTCTATCCATCTCTTCCCCTCAATGTTTGCTAATTTTTATATGAGCAACTCTTCGAAAGGTTCCACCATGTTCCATTTCGCTCATGAAATGGCCGTCTTCATCTCCGTATTCAAAAATATACATATATTTACCCTCATGTTCTTCAATAAATTCATTTGCTTTTTTAAGACATGCTTTCATGGTCATGTTTTTATATTCTTTATAAAATATTTGTTGCCATGATCTATTACCATATAATTCTCGACTTGATATTCCTTCTCGTTTACAGAATGTCTTTCTGTATTCACCATACTCCAAACCCACCAAATCATCAGAAAATCCGTGAGTTAATTCTGTTGCTATAATATCAGCTATTCGAGATTTTGTTTTATCTAACTTTATTGGTTTCTGTGATTTAGCATCTTTTAACACTTGTTGTGCTTTGGTCTCTGGACCAGGTATAAGGTGTTGTACATCTTCAAATTGAGTAATTTTTTTATCAAATACAACGATAAAAGAAGATGAACTTGAATTTGTTACAAAGTCATTTTTTATTTTCATTTTATAACCCCACTGGACAAGAACAAGGATTTTTCTTTAATCTGGAACGAAATTGTTTAAACTTAATAGATCGATTCCATATATAATCAATGTCTTGTTTCTTTGTTATTTGAACTCCCCATTCAGGATGATTTGCAAAACTACATGGAATGAGTTGCATTGATGGACTAATATAAACAGACATTCTTGAAGATTCGCATGTATCAATCGCCATCTTTTGTAATTCAGATGGTTCTGAATATTTTAATACATGATTTATCAAACAACTATCCATCCCGATTTTGAATTTTGCTTTTGGTTTAAATGCAAGTTTAGCAAATGCTTGTATTTGCATTTTGTTGGGAATTAATTCTCTTTTGTCTCGTCCTTGTCCTTGAGGTTTAAATAGAAGAAAAACAACAGCATTCAATCTGTCAATATCAATTTGTGATATTTTTCCTTTACCCACTTTAATTTCATTCCAAGGATTATAACCATGTAATATTTTCATCGCTCTATCATAATTAGGCTGTGAAAATATTAAATGAATATTTGTTTTGATTTTTGCATCCATTAATCTGGCAATAGCTTTATATGTAAATGGAGATCTATAATCACTTACAGCAACCGCACCACACATTTTAGATATTTCAACTTGCTCATGTGTTAGATTAATTCCACTAGTTGTATAGTTTGGGATAATTCCATTGTTTCTAGAATATTCAACAATTTCTTTGAACTGTGGATGTAAATTTGGATCTCCTCTGCCTCCCAATGCTACTTGATTTACATGATGTTTTACTTGGTCTATAATACTCTTAAAGTTTTCAAGAGTCATATGGGGTTCCTCAGTTCGCCCTTGATAACAAAAATGACAAGAGTTTAAACAACTTCCCATAATACCAACATCAATTAATAACGGTAATTCTGTTTTAAAGGGATCTTTACCATTTTTACCTTTAACGACTTCTAGTCCTGTTTTTGTATTGAAATGAACTTCGTATTCATTATTCTCAAAGTGTTTATCAAATCTTCCTTTAATAAAAATACTTCCTTCCAAAATAACCATTTCCTCAAACATAATTTTTCCTTTCATAGTTTTTGGGTAAAAACATCCATTAGTTTTATCTATTTTATATGATACACTTCTTTTTATTAAAAAATAAAAGAGGTTCTTAGTAATTTATATATATAGTTGTTCACCACTAATATGCTAATATATTTAGAACAAAATATAAATCTTATACTAATGGAAAAAAAATGGATCTACAAGTTTACTTAGATATGGTTCAGGGCGATGGAGGTGCTACAACTTCGTCAGGAAACGCATTTGGTATGGATTCATTTCCAGAAGTCCCAAGGAAAAAAAAGAGAAGAAGTATAATTCGAACAGTCTATCCAGAAATGTTATTGATCTTTCAAGAAAAAAGAGTAATGATAGATCTAGACAAAACTATTCATAAATATTCAAAAGGATATGGCGACGGAACTATTTATGACGAACCATTCAAAGATGCTAGAAAAGCAATTAATTGGTTGAAAGATCAAGGATATGAAATTGTTATTTTTTCAACTAGAGCATCTCCTAGTAATGCTGAAGAAATGGGTGGTGATTATAAAAAGGAAATTGGAAACATTGAGTCATGGTTGAAGAATCATGATATATACTTTGATAGAGTTACCGCGGATAAAATTGCCGCAGATTTTTACATTGATGATAAAGCCATTCCAATTCATAACGGAAACTGGGACGCTGTATTAAAAGTTGTTAAAAAAAGAATGAAGTATGATTCTTAGGAGGATATCATAATGGCGGTAAAAAATTCATTTGCCAACGTAGCCAACAATATCTTGAGTCGTAACTTCGGTGGTACTGTTGCTGGAGTGGCTGATCCGTATGTAACTGGATATCATTTCATTTGGTTTGCAAAGTTGCCTCCTAAATTAGCTGAGTATGCAAATTTAGAAAACAACGCGGTAATAAGCAACCTTCTGTCTGGAGCATGCTTATCAGTAACACCACCAGGCGGAACTTTGAATAAAGTTGAGTTTACTGGACTAGGTGGTATTAAATGGGCAGTTCCTGCAAATGTTGATTATGGAAATTCAGTGTCTGTTAAGTTCTTAGAATTTAATGGAACACCAATGCTTAATATTTTTCATGGATGGGTTAAGATGATTCGGGATTATCGTTCTGGAGTATCTAACTTAATAGATGGAGAAGACTTAAGCGGATATACTAAATCAACATATGCTGGTTTAATGTATTACTGGACTACTGCGCCAGATGCAAAAACGGTTGAGTATTATGCTGTTTATGACGGCGTGTTTCCAACAAAAGACCCACAAGATTTGTTTACAAGCGATGTTGAAACAATCGGACGTTTAGATACTGAGATTGAATTTAACGTTGATTATGTATGGCACGAAGATTGGGTTAAAGAACAGTGTACAAAATATGCTGAGCAAGTATTCTCAGTTAAAGCAAATGTCATTGATAAATATGGCAAGGCAATTAAATCATCAAGTTAAAAATTATTACATTAATAAAGGAGATAATAAAATGTTTATTACAGAAAATCAAAACGTTGGAGACTCAGTTCTATTTTTACTTTCTTCTCGCGAAGCTTTGGCTAATATTGTCGAATCAAGCGGGTCTGAAAATAGAGATGAATTGATTTCATTTATTTATAATGAAGCGTCTGACTATGAAATTATGCATCTTTTAGTTAACGGCAATCTACCAGAAGAAAAATATAATGTTGTTGCAGAGATGATGCTATTCAGTAATTTGAAAGAAAGTATGCTGATAAATAAAGACTTCGTCACAGAACTTGTTGGTGAAGATATTTTTGAAAACGTTTTTAATGAAGTAGATAGTCTTTATATGGCTACATCAACAGCCAGACCTGTTCTTGAATTTGAAGCTAATAATGAGTTCGACGTAGCTATTGCTTTAATGATTTCTGAACAAGGTGGTGGAGTTGGAAGTGCTGCATGGAAAAGAATGATGGCTAAGAAAGCTAAATTAGCTGGCGGAAAAGGTTCTGCTATAAATGCAACAATGAAACAAGATGCTGCTCGTCAAGCTGCTAAAACTGCTAAAGGATTATCATCAAAACAAGCGTTTATGGCTAAGACAGATGCCAAACGAGCTCTTTTGAAGAAAACACAAGCTGCTGCTGATGCAAAGAGAAAAATGCATACTGCAACAGGTAATGTAAGTTTAAAAGCTAAAGCTTATGCTTTAAAAAATAAAGCTATGGGTTACGGAAAAGATGTTGTTGCCAAAGGCGTAAAACTAGCCAAAGCTCATCCGACTGCTGCTAAAGCTGCTGCTATTACTGGTGGTGCCGCTGCTGCTGCTCTTGCT